ATTTGGGATGAACGCGAATTCGTCAAGAAAGATGACATTATAGGATCCGCCTCGGACAGCAGATGAAGAAGTAGAGTTAGATGAAATCTTGGAGCCATTTTCTAGTTCCAGTGATCCTTTATTCCAGGATATAATACCCTGTTGCATCCACTTTGGTAAATTCTCATAAGCAAGTTGTAATCTTCCAAGAAGATCTCTAGCAGTTGATGCTTTGTTTGCTAGAATAGCAATATTAACATTATCATTGAATACTGCATAATGTAATAAGTATGAAACAACCGTTGTCGATTTACCCGTCTGACGGGGCATCTTACAAATATTAAATCTGTTCTTATGGAAATTATCAATTAGTTTCTCTTGAAATGGATACATCTCAAAAGGAACAAGACCGTGATCTAGAGAAACAATTTTGATATAATTTCTAGCAAAATAAACAGGATCTTCTTTACATTTGAGGAACTCGATAATTTGTTCCTCAGTAAATTGAATTTGAGTATTTGCTTTTTTTAAATTGGGATTACCAAGATATACATTATCACTCATAAAAATTACCTACTAATTTCTTCCCAATCCAGTGAAGCAAAAACATCAGCACCAGCAGTATCAGATGCAACTACTAGTGTTAATTCATAAGGAGTTCCAGTCAGTCCATTTCTTTCTAATTGAAACTTAAATAATGCTTCTTTTAGAATATCAACAGTTGCAGAAGATTGGTTTGCTGATGAGAAAAATCCAGATGCTAAAATTCTTCCACCACTTACAGTTCCTCCATCAATTTTATATTCCACAGCACTATCACCACCAGCACTTACCCAAGTTCCACCACTAGTAGTTGCAGATGCTCTTACCTGCCAGTTATATTGTGGACCATTTCCAGTACCCATCAAGGAAAGTGCTGTCAAAATAACAATTGCATCTAATCTATTTGGGGAAGATTTTAGACGAATAGAAATTGCTGGATAATAAGTCCCCGCAGGAGTTGGTAAATCTACTGGTGCTGTGATTGGAGTATTTACTGCTTGTTGCAATCCACGCAATTCATATCCGCCTTCTGAAATTACAGAAGAGCAAACCTGTTTCATAGTACTACTACTTGTAGTAATACCTGTATTTGCAATCTCATATCTTAAAGGAAGAGATGCTGTTGTAATATAAGTTGATTGAATTATATTTGCATGATGGAATGAGTGAGCATGAATAAACCTCCCATCAATCACAAATCCCATTCTTACTGTACCAAGACCTAACCACTCAATATCCATCCAAAGAATTTGTGCTTTGGTAATATCTAATGTAATACCAGAAACCCCAGTACCATCTAACTTATCAATATTCCAATCATTTTGTGCAACTGATGTTTGAGTACCCGTAGATAAACTTCTTTCTACAAAATAAGGTGTCGTATCATTAATTTCAAAATACATTCCGTTGTCAGCACCAAAATATCCTACTCTTTGTCGTAGATTTTGTTTTGGTGTGGCGGGAACAAAGGTATTTAAAACAAGTAGAGATTTTCCTGGTTGATATGAGAATGTCTTTGTAGTTTCTCTAATTGCGGAGCAACCCGCAGTAGTTCCAATACCTATATTAATCAATCCTTGAGTAGTTACAAATCCAACTGTAGAACCAGTTCCTACAACTAAACTTTCCCAGAGATTATTGTCTCTATATCTGTGAGAACTATCAAATAATGTAAGTGGATTTGACACTCTTGTTCTACCAAAAGCATCTGGATTTACACTTACAGGAAATCTATTGTAATTATCTACAACATTTCCATCCCTTGTCGCTATCAAAGGAACTTCAAAAAGTGTTCTTTCTTGATTTAGAAAGTCTTGTTCATTTTTATTCCACTGAGCCATTAATCAATCACTCCAAGTTAAACTTTCTGGTCTATATCTTTGTGTGTTTTTTACTTTTAAAGAATTTTCTGATAGAGGATAAACATTATGAACAATAGCACCGGGATATTCTCTTTGCAGTTGTTCTGCCAGGGCATTTTTATCTATAATTTTCCCTTCAACCTCCATACGATATAATCTTCCTTGCCAGACAACATCAGCAAGAAAGGATTCACTTGCTGTTTCTGGTTGAGATGCATTCATATAGAGATTTCCGTTGAAATCTCCAGCGATATTGATACTTTCTGAAATAAACTGTTGAAAAGATTTCATTTTAGTTACAGTTCCAACGACGTAGTGCTTTGTTAATTCTTGAATCTGGATCTCTTGCAGTTTTAGCAGAAGTCAGTTTAGATTTCATTCCAGACATACGGCGACAGAATGATGCACGACGCTTTGCTCGTTTTCCTTCTGGATTTTTTTCAGTTACAGCAGTTTGAAGTTTTGATCCTGGGTTTTCACGACGATATGCATTAACTGCTTTTTGACTTAAACCATCAGTTTTATCCTGGCGATTGACTTTTTGCCAGTCTTCAGATAAACCAAAGTCCGCTCTCCAATTTGAATATTGTTCTGCTTTCATTTCTCCACTATCAACATAATCTGCAGCACTATCTAAATAATCTGCTGCTTTAGTGATTTTTGATTGAACCCAAGCCTCAATATTTCCCTCACCTTTCATTTTTTTACGAAGTCTTTTTGCTGCTGAAACAATTGTTGAAAGTTCGGAACGAGCCATTGAATACTCATGATCATAAGATTCTGGAAAATTTCCAGGATGTACAGTTGCAATACTATATTTTAATTGGTTGGGTGTCAGTGCCGATGGAGTTGAAAACATATCCCAATATTTTGGACCATATTTGCACTGATCTCTAGTTTCATCTTTTTTACATTTTGGACAATATCTGATCATTGCTTGTTCCTCTTTTACTGGTACACAATTTGGGACCATTTTTTTACCTTTTTTCTTCATACCCTCTTGCTTATAACCATCCCAACAATCTTCCGATTTAGTTCCCCAATTAGCAGCACCAACCTTACGACATTTAACTAGTGCTCCAGATGCATATGCACTTGGCCAAACATCATACCTTGACTTTACCTTTTGGTAGCAAGCATCTTTCTTGCCACTACCTTTACCTGGTTTGTCTTTTACTTCTTGTAAATCCATCTCTTCAGTTCTTACGTTTGTTGGTTTAGCACCACCAGTTTTTTCTGGTTGATTGGGATCTAATCTATTTTTTCTTCTTCTCGCTGCCTCTTCTTCATCCTTTGAAAGTGCTCTTTTCATCTTAGAACTTCCACACTTTGGAGTAGAAGTTTGACCTGGTTGACGAGCGCAAGGTTTTCCTGAATATTTGCCACCAAGTTGAACCCAACCTTTTTTACCATCAGAAGACTTTGATTTGCCAAACCAGTCGTGAAGACCTTCATCGCCAGATGTCGTTTCTTCTTTTACATCTTTAAACTTTTTATGTTCTTTCTTAGCATCTGATTCCATTTTTTTCAAACGAGTATAATAATCTGGAATTTCATCTAGGTGCTGAAGGGCAATATCAGTTGCAAGATCCTTATCTTTTGTATGTTCGTGCTCGATAGGAATTCCCATCTTAAGTTGATTTTTTACAAAAGAAACTTCAAGACGATGTTTCTTTGCAATCTGTTCAACTGTTTTATGAGATTTTACTTCGTGCATTTCATTGAAAGGTGATTTAGATTTTGTTTCTTCACCTCTTGCTCTTTTTTTACGAGCAGCACAATGAGCTCTTTGTGAAAATCCTTTTGGATTGTCACAGTCTATCGATTTTTTATAATCCTTAGACCAACTCATATAATGTAAAAACTACTCCTTATTATTTAGAAAACCTTGCTTGAGTAGTTTGGAGAGTTCTGATGTTGATCCAACAAATACTGCATTATTAGTAACATTGTTTGTTGTTTTAGTTGTATCTTCTTCAACATCTTTAAGTTTCTTTTGAAGATCAATAAGTTTATCAGTTACGTCTCCAACACTTTTAATTAGTTGACCTGCAACTTCATATGCCCTTGGTTGATCACTTTCAGCAGCAAGTTCCATAATTCCATTGATAGCTTCTTGACCCTTTTCTATCAGAGAATATAGATTCGCACGGGTGTACTCATAGTCCTTTTTAATATCTTGACTCTGAATAGGTACAACATCTAATTTGTTTTCGGTCGTCTCTACCTCAACAATTTTACTTTCAATGTTGAGTGCATTATCTAGACCATCATAATTGTTTTTCATAAGATATTAAATATCAGTTTGTTGTGTGGGACTATAAGTCTTGGAATCGTCGAAAGATAGCCATTCTTCATCAAAACCAAAGTTATCTTCTGGTGCAGCATCGTATGGATCTGGTTGAACAGTATATCTCATTTCTCTCTTAGCCGTTTGTCTATTTGTATCACTATACATATCAACTTTAACCTTACGAATTAGACCATCTGTTGTTTCTGCAACAGGTCCAAAGAGATATGTTTTAACTGTAAAATTAAAAGTGTAAATTAAAATTCTTCTTGTTGAAAAATCTCCCTCATAATCATCAGTGAAGGATAAGTTATCTAAAACTATGGGTATATCTCTTTTTTCACCAATGGAATCAACAAGATCAACTGTAAGGTTGAAAGAAGGTTGAAAATATGGAAGAATTTGTTCTGTTACTTGCAAAGCATCATCTTGAAGTTTTGCCATCAGATTTAATTGAAAACCAATATTGTATGGTACAGGTAGAAAAACTTTTTTTAGATTAGAACCATCACAAGTTCTAAATGTTTGAGTTACATTTGCTTTTCTCGTTGGATCATATTGAATAGAAGTCATCTCAAACGATAATCTAGGCAATGTCATTGCAATTGGTTTATTCAGTTCTGGTTGTTGCTCTATTCTTGCAAGAAACTTTTGAACTGGACCATAGGCTAGTGGAACTTTCATTTCACTAATACTATCACCACTTGAATCTTTATGTCTAACATAAATGTCATTGAACATTGTGCCAAAGGCAATCACTGTTCTTCTAATAATTTCGTGATAGTAATAAGTTCCTAACATTAAAATGTACCAAATGGATTGGACTCTGAGAAATCTATAATGCCGTCAGCTGCATTTTCAATTTCTATATTTTCACTATATTTATCATATTGATCCCAAGTATCAAAAGATTTGAGTGCATATATGGCACTAGATGCTGCACCAACAATAAGTTCTCCACCATAAAAACCTTTTGTTGCTGCATTATCAACTAAAGCAACCTTAAGAACTTTAGTATCGTAATCCCAAGACTTAACACGCCCTCTAGTTCCAGAACGAGAACCAAATACTTCTTCATTAAATTGATATGTGCCAATTCCTGACAGAACAGGTGGTGCAGCAATAGTTACTGTAGGTGCTAAAGTATAACCGATGCCTGGATTTAAAATTCTGATAGAAGAAATGGTTTGACCAGCACCTACTACAGCAAGTCCAACTGCAGTTTGTCCAGTTCCAACTGACCCAATAATATTAACCGTTGGTGAACTAACATACCCACTTCCAATGCCAGTTATATTAAAACGAGAGATGCCGTTTTCAGAAGTTTCAATCTTACAAGTTGCGGCAGCTCCAGTTCCACCTCCACCACTTATTGCAATTGATGGAATAGTCGTATAACCTGCACCAGCATTTGTTAATATAATTGATTCAATTGAATATACACCAGCTCTGTTTGTCGTTATAGCAACTGCTGTAGCGTTAGTTCCTCCAGAAGGTGCAGTTGAAATTGAAACAGTTGGTGTTGTTATATAATCATAACCATCATTGTTTAGATATATTTCTCTAATATAACCAGTATTAATCAATGCTGTTGCTGTTGCTGTTGAACCTGTGCCAATTAATTGTAAAGTTGTAATATATCCCTGATCTTCAATTTGAGTATCAATTTCTTCAACAGAAGTATCGATAACTTCATCTTCATATTCAAATAGTTCACATTTTAATTCATAAACATATAATTTCCCTAGTTGATAAAAATTAACTTCGTGCTCAACAAATTTAACTTCAAATAATCTTTGACCAAGAGGAAAATATACTAAATCTCCTTCTCTTGGTCTTGATGAAAGAACTATTTCATCATCTACTGGTTCTAAAAATGGAGAAATAAAATCTTCAAATCTTTCTTTTGAGATGATTAAACTTAACTCATCTTTTAAAGTCATTCCAAATTTTGACAAGATATCACCTTGACCACTATAACCATCAAAAGTATTCACATATGCTTCTATAGCAAAATTATCATCAAATTTTGATGATTGGATTTCTTTGATAATAGTTTGCTTTCTTACAAATTTTCTTGGAATGTAGATAACATCTACGCCATATATTTTCAACTGCTCATTAATTAGATCTTGTATAAGTCTTTGTTCTCCTGGAGAACCTTGTAAGAAAAAGGGATTAAGAGCCATTATTATCCAATAAAATCGTAAGGAGGAAGTTCATAATCCATAGACATTCTTTGTCTTATATTTTCTATTTCTCTTTCAGCATCTTCATATATTTCTCTTCCATTTAATTCAATGCCACCAGGTAATTTAACTCCTCTAAACTTAATTAAATTTTGACCCCATTGACGCTTCATTAAAGCAGTTAAATATCTTTTTAAGAAACTGTCATTATATACTTTGGTAAAATCATTTGGATCTAAAATTCTATAACAATCTATTACAATAAAATTGTCTTTTGCTTTCGCTTCCCAGTCAATATCTAAATATAACCTATTTTGTCTCTTGTTAAATCTAATTTGTTTATCTGTAGAAAGTAAATAGTCAATATCTTCAAGGTAAGTTTTTACCATTGCATACTGTAAAAGTTCTACTGAATTAAAATAATATAAGTCATTTAGAAATAACTGATATTTAATACTCCACATACCAGCAGAAATTGAACTGGTATCAAATTTAAAAACTTTTTCTATTCCTATAACACTATCTGGAACTTGAATAAAGTTTGAATTCTCGTAAAAATTGAAAGATGTAGATCCAATTCCACTAATTGATGCGGTTCCTGTAGTTGTAACGATTCCTACACCACTTGTTGGATTTGCTCTACCTCTATTTAAATCTTCTTCGGTAATCTTATACTTTAAGTACATTCTCTCAACACCATCAAAATGACGCTCGTGAAAGTACTGAAGAGCGTCATCTACTAAATCATCAATTTGGTCATCATCAATATTAATTTCTAATACGGGGGCACCTAGACGCCTTAAGCAGTAATCAATTAGTTGTTGTCTACTTGCGGGTTTTGACATTTCAGTACGTTCCTCCGTCTATGACACTAGCAGTTAAATCACCATTAATAAAAACATCATTTTTAAAAGATGCAATACCTACAACAGTTAAATTTCCATCAACAAAAAGATCATTTTTAAACGTAGCAATTCCAACAAATGTAGATATTCCGCTTACATTTAATTGTGTAACAGAAGCAATACCGCCTATTACATTTACAGCATCATTAAAGGCACGTTCACCTGCTATACTAGATATAACTTTGATAGAATTTTGTTGACCAACTCTAACCTTAATATCTGACATTATCGGGTAACTCCCTCTCTTACGAGAACCATTCCCTCAACAACTCTAGTTTTAGAACCAGTAGTATCTTCGATTAGAATATCATAAATGTATCTTCCAGGTTTTAAATTTGAAGTTTCTTCAGAAGTCAAAGATAATTCAATTTTTCCACTTGTACTAGGTGTTATTACTCTAGTAGTAAAACTTGTCGCAGAAGAACTTCCTGCCCACTTTCTCATTTGAGCAGTAATAGTATAATTAGTTAAATTCAAAGCAGAATTTGTATTTGCACCTTCTAATGTGAAAGTCTGATTAAAATCACTGCCAGCATTCACAACTAGGTTATTTACATATACTGCTGCCATCTATTTTTTAAGCTCTACTTCTTATTTATATCTCAAGATTGCCAAGGGAACTCAAAACTTCTTGTTGTTTAAGGTACAATTTACAATACATTTTAGAAAAATTTTTAAGTTCTTCAAAACTTAACTCATCTATGACGCGAGAATGTTTTTCAAACTCAAACATTTTGTCAATTGTTTCCAATTGAATATCATTGTGTTCCATTTAATAACCCCTTAAGCAATGATTTAATCTCATCAATATCCTTTTTCATTTGTTGTATTTCATTTTTCTGATAATCTCTATTATGCAAAGTGTTTAGATATTGATTATAAGCATTATTATCACAATTTACAATAGCACCAGATTCTTCATCGCGGTATAAATTTGGGTGTCCTTTAACTGGTATCATCATCTAATTGCAATACTCCTTAAATCTTTAAATCTTGGTGCTTTTGATTGATCTGTTCCAGACATAACAATTTTAATTGTATACCCTGTAAATTCACCCAAGTTATGTGCATTAAATTCATAGTCTAAGAATTGATTATCGGAACTTGCGGGAATACGTGTATCTGGCAATCCGCTGTTATTTTCTGGATTAATAACATCGGGATATCCATCTTGATTTGCATCAATTGTAAGATTATTGTAACCAGGGAACAATTCAAAAGTTTGATCAACTTCACTCGAATCAGGTCTAATTAAACTATAAAGAACTCTAAAATCTGCAGATGAATGTCTATAAGCACTCACAATAACTTTAAGTGAAGTTGCAGATTGTGTAAGATTTACGGTATTGGAAATATACACTGCAGCGTGTGGATCTCCAATGATTGAATTAACTCTATTGTCTGTAATATAGTTGGAAATTGGACTATTTAATCTGCTACTTGAAAGTTGAACAGCGGAAGTTCTCCAGAAAATCATTGGAGATAGATTACTATCTGTAGTAGATAGATTTACCTTTGTAATAAGAGATTTACTTCTACCTGCCAATAAAGTGCCATCAAGATAAGTAGTTTCATTAATCTTTGAGCAAATGATTCTTGTCGAAGATAATTTGTTTGGAGAACCTATTTCAACATCTTCATATCCTTGATCTAAGAATGAAGATTCCGTTCCATTTACACTCGTTCCGCTCACTGATCTAATTTGTGATGTTATCACTGTTGGTGCTCCAGGAACTAAAGAAGTTACTTGTGGAGTAATGGTATCATATTGTATATTTTCAGTTGCTCTAACATTATCACCACCAGCAGTTGTTTCTGAATTAAAAGATAATTGAGGTGCGGATGTAAGACTTCCATCAGTATTTCTATTAGTAACATCCGAATCAAAATTTGTTCTATCAATTTCTACATAATACTCATCAATATCAATTCCAGTATCACTAATATCGTGTGTCTTATTAATTCTTCTTAGAGAAACACCATTGAGTTCATATTTAAAAACTTGAGTGTTTGTTAAATGATCAACAACAGTAGTTGCATCAATACCTCTAGTAATTGTTAATAGTTGTCCTACCCCAACAGACTGATACTTAATGATTTCATTTTCAATCTTAACATATCCTGGATTTGATGAACTTACATTAATACCTTCGAATGTTGTAAAGTTTGAAGTAGATGCAACACTAATTGATGTACTCTGAGAAACAAGATCTGATGAAAGTGTTGTTGGAACAATGTTAGATCCTACATTATAAAGGGTGAGTTTATTATTAGCAGCATACATTCCGTGATCGGAATGAATTACTTTCATAAAGTTTCCTGCGTAAATTCCACCTACTGGAGTTGATGTTCTAATTGATGTACCTGCAAGAGAAACTGCTGTATCAGAAGAATTATAATAAACTAAAGTTGAAATACCAACAGTGGTAAATGACTCCGCTTGGGCATTGCTAATATACAAGGTGTCTAGACCTGTAATACTACTAATTGTAATTCGTGCATTACGACCTGCAGCAGGAGAAACATCTGAAGTTTTAATACCGACAATATCACCTACAGCATAACCGTTTCCAACACTAGCAATCGTTGCTGCAGTAATGTTGCCACTACCACTAGCTGCGGTAATATTAAGTCTTAACCCAGTTCCTCCACCAGTAATTGCATATGTACCAACATTTGATGTTGTTGTATAATTTGAACCGCCTGTAGTAATTCCTACACTTGCTACTGAACTTCCTGTTCCAACAATATAACCATAATTACTTGGTTTTGAAGCATCACCAATTTTTCTACCAGTGGTTAAAATGCCAATTACTGCATTGTTGGTTACTGTGCTTATACCAATCGAAAATCTCTTAGGTAATGTTGTAATTGGATTTGAGGATAGGTTGGGTACATAACCATTACTCTGATTTAGTGTTGGATTTTGGAACAAGACACTTCCACTGTTTGATGTGAAATTAGCTTTATAAAGTTTAAATTTCAAATCTTGATATTGATTTGCTGTCCAAATAGAACCATTTTGAGATTTGAAGAGGCTGCCAAGAGCGAATTGCCTTGTATACCTTACATTTTGAGAATCTGGAAGAGATCTAGCGTTAACTGCATTTTCTCCCATTTCTGCAATCCAAGCTTCATATTGAATAGTCTGTGGTGCCAAAAGAACAATACAATATTCAGCTCCTGGTGCAAGATAAATTGGATATGGGAATGTTACTCTGGTTGGTAAAGATGCATCATTAGAAATTTGAATTTCGTTTGGTCTTAAAGTAACTGGATCTCCAAGAACCGTCAATGTTGGTGTACCTAATTCAACTGTTCTTACTTGTACAGTTAATGGAGTTTCTTCATCTTTGCGTGCCATATAAATGTCAACAGCAGTTAAAAATGCTCCATTTGCATCTTCATTTGGAGAGTTTCCATTAACATCTTCACTACTTGCACCAACACTAAACGATTGTGCTAGAGGATCTTTACGAATAAAAAGTTGGGTAGTTGTAGTTGTTATTCTTTGCCTTTGTTCCCAAGTTCCTTCCGATCTATAAATTGTTTCCGCAGAAGAAATAAGTCTACTTCCTGGAAGTGGAGTTTCATTTGTTTCACTTGAAGATAATTTATATACTTTAGATCCAGTTGCAAGTCTTACTGGTGGTGGGGGTGTTGTATTTGGTTCTCTTAAGAAAAATGATCCTTGCAAATCACCAAAATTATCACTTATAAGTCTCAGATCTTTTACATATGCAACAGCACCACTAGTTTCACCAACTAATCTCATTCCAACAACTAAGTAACCAGAATACAAACCTTGTGCTTCAGCGCATAGTGCTCTAATATCTACATTAAGAACTTTTGATGAAGCACTATATTGACCCGGAATACTTTCACCTCTAATATAAGGATTGACACTATATGTTTTACTAGGACTATTAAATCTACCTTCTTTGTGATTTGGGGTAGCAACTCTAAATGCAATTAAATCTTGACCATTGTAACTACCAACTACAGTTTCACCTACGGTAAACGCTTTTGATGCTCCATAGTTTGTTAAAGTTCTATTAGGTGAAATTTCAATAAGTTTTGGAATAAAATCAACTCCACTATTACTATCCAAAAACTGATAAAATCTAGTCAAAGGTTTTAAGCTTACTGCATCAAAACCAGTGTTGCGTGATCTCATGTAAACTTCAGCACCAGTAGCAACTACGTTAGTAACATCACTAGCAACTTCTGTTACTTCTCTTCTTCTTACTCTTCTACCATCTACTCTAAAAAATCCTCTTGCAACTTGATTTGGGCGAACACGTCTGTTTCTTAATCTTATATTAACGTTTACATCTTCAAGTTGTATCGTTCTTACCCAACTATCGCTAGATGGATCAAGTGTAATCTCTCCAACATATGAAACAACGTGAAATGGGTTTACATTTTCTACTTTAGTTGCAATTGGTTGCTCAATCCATCCAACAGATTCATATCTTAATGTAATTACGTCGTTTGTTTTTTGAACATTAGAGTCATATAAAGCAAAATTTGTACTTAGATCTAAATTTTCATCTGTAGTTAAATCTGCAGAAACTGGTAATAGACTAATACTATTTCTATTAATTTGAGGTATTAATTCACCATTTGCAGTATCTACTTCGATTGTTGAATCATCAAGATTAATTAAACTTGTATTTGCAAAATCATCTACAAAAAATCCTGTTCTAAATCTATTAAAACCTTGAGCATCTTGAATTTGTAAAGTTTGAACATTAAGTTCTAAAAGAGAAAGCGATGTGACTGTTTCAAGAGTTTCAACTCTATCTTCAATACGACCAATATCGCGCATTGTATATCTTCTATTATCTGTAAGTGTAATAGTTGCATCACTTGGACTATAAAGATATGGTGGCAGATTAATCACAGCCATCTGCATCACTTCATCTTGCTTCAATGGTTCTACTGGATCTGTTGAGGGTACTCCTTCAATAACAATAAAATTACCTAGTTTATCTAAACATAGTTTATCAATTCTACCTAGGTAGAAATCGTAACCAATTAATGCGCTTTCATTTGGTGAAAGAATTAGTTTTGGTTCTGAACCGAATGATCTAGAGGTAAAGTCAAATGGAGAAGAAGATGTACCTGAAAATACAGGAACTCTTGGTCTAAAATCTAAAGTATCTGACGCTCTTACAGTTCTTCCGCCAATAGTTGGAATATCATCTCCAAATCTTTCTGCAGAATAACTATTAACAGTAAATAAATCACCAGTGTCGCCAGTTGGAACTGAATAATAATCAAATATAATAAGTAATTGGTTAGATGGTGCTGGTTCTCCAGAATTTCTAACTATTTTTGAATAATCATAATATTGTTCTTTCTGACCTTTATCTAATGTAAATTTATTTGTGATATTTTTATAGTTACCTGCAGTTATAGTATCAATTGGTGTATTAATATTTGATTCTTCAAAAGAAACAATCTCACCCTCAACAAATCTATCTGGATTGAGATATACAATACCAAGAGTATTTGAAGATGGTTTTGTTACAATTCTAGCAATTGCTTTGCTAGATTGTCCAACAATATTTTCCCCTATAATCGCATTAGTGTCTACATTTGAAAGCGAACTAAAGGTTAATGTATCTAAAGAAGGTGCAGAAGTATTCAAAGATTCATATATTGCTATAACTTTTACAACATCTGGATAATTTAAAGAAATCTCTTCATCTTGAACTCTTAACCCATAAAACTGATTATAAGTTAATCCATCATTAACTGATGTGCTAATTCCAGATCCAGATTGTGGATATTTCGATAATGATACATTAAGAGAAGCACTTCTAATAAACTGCTTTGCCTTACTTTGTATACCACTCTTAACAAAAGTTGCGTTAATTGTGGATATAGATTTGTTATCTATTCCACTAAATGTTACCTGATTATTTGATAACGTAACCTTATCTGATGTTAAATCTTCAATTGTACCATCAGCATAATGAATGGAATAACGTTCTTCATCAAATGTTTCAAATCTAGCAGTCGATGAACTAATACCCAGATCAAAATTACTACTGTTGATTGTTAATGTGTTGCTACTAGGCGTTAAAGTTACATTAGATTGTGACTTAAATGTTAATATAGAATCGCTTAAATTCGTTGAAGAAACATTGGCACTTGGCAGTCTTGCATAAAGAAAAGCATTCGTTTCATTTCTAATTCTTGGAGAACCAATTGAGAAGGTTGTACTAGTCTGAGATAAAGGTAAACCACCATCACAAACTCCTGCAACGCTGCTAACGCCAACAAGAGTCATGGAAGAACCATCTGAGGATACTGATAAAACTCTATTGTAGGTTTCGGTAGAAAAACCTACTCTTTGATATCTAATAATTGAATCGGATGCTATTCCGCTAAAAATTCGTCCAGATGCAGAAACTGTACCTGATGATTGAATAGTAATGGTATCAGTTGGAGAGAAACCAGATGCTACTGACCTATCTAACTGAGTATCCGCAACAAATGCTGTTGAAAAACCAGAAGTTGCAGTTGACTGATATACTGATTTTATGTCTTGGGTTGAATAAACTTTTATTGATCTAATTGTTCTTGGGAATAATTCTATTCCATTAATTGTAATTTGCTCATTAGTAATAAAAGTACCAGATGTTTGACTAAGAGAAATCTGATTAGAACCTGTTCCTGCTGCAGAGGCGTAACCGGTAGCACCACTACTTTTACCCTTTACGTAAGAAGTTGCTGGTAGCTCAGTAGCAGAAATATTTTGGTTGAGGGTTAGTACTGTATAAGTTTGAATATCATAAAGATATAAATCCCAATTTGTTGCAGAGTTTGTATATGCAGCATCAGTTAGATTAAAACCATAAACTCTTGCATCACCTATTTTAGTACCAGTCGATGCTGTTGTGGATGATTTTCTTTGACTATAAAGTTCGATTGAAGATTTTTGTTTTGGTGATCCAGAAACATTATTAACTCTTACTAAATTACCCATTTCAAATGGGATATTAACATTTGTTCTGGATTCGGTTGTTCTTGGTTTTGGGACATCTATAACTTCTACACCCGTCTTAACAATATCATATCCTCTAACATAAGCTTTTCCTGGAGAAAATTTAATACACATCAAATCATCTGATGGTGTATTATTTTGTTGAGTTTTTTCATTACTAAAAAATATACCATCATTACCAAGTCTATTATTTAATGAGTTGTTTAATGTAAATTGAAAGGGATCTACAACATAATCACCAGACTCATCATAAGTTCTTTGTGCAAGGTAGTCTTTAATATTTGAATACTGTGTTTTAGATTCTACTTTTTTAATTCTACCGTTTTCAACTCTTAGTATTTCAACAAAGTCAGTATCACTATCATTATCTGTTAAAAGTTTTTTAACTAATGTTAGAGAAATTTTAAATCTATCTGCACCAGGTGCCGCATAATTTGTAAAACCTTTTGCATTATCATAAAGAGTTTCATCATCCTTTGCAGTAATAATCTGCTCATCTACCTTTAACCCAATCCTATATGATGGCGTATTTGTGTAATAATCAAGAATTATAGTTTGCTTAGCAACTCTTGCAAAAGTTCCTCTAATGAAGTAAACACCATCGCCTATAGAAACAGCAGATCCAATGCTGCTCGCATTTGTAGCAATAGTTGAAGCAAATGGAGTTCCAGAAGAAATAACTGTTTCTGAATACTCTACATTTTCATTTGCATATAAAAATTCACCATCTTGGAACTCATTAAATGTAAAATTATTATCAGAACCCTGATATTTTACGTATAGAGTTGCGTATTCAACTTCTGAATTTGGAAGTTGAACCATTTGAACAGTAGCAGTAGTCCCCGAAGTTTGCCCTGTAATTTTTTTATTAACAAATTTTTCAAGATATTCTACTACATTAATACCATAAGTTGTTGGATTTAATTTAACTGCATAAAATTGATCATCATAAACGATATTTCCTGGAATTACTAAAGAACCCTCTTTAAAAATATGACTACCAAAAGATTCTATTTGGTTTTGTAGTATTGATTGTAAGGTATTTAACTCTCTTGCTTGTACAGCTTTTCCTGGATTGAATAAAACCTTATAATAATTTTTATCTTTAGAACCTACATTTGGTTCATTGAAATCATCATAATAAGGATTTACATTAAAATTTGTTTTTTGAGCCATTTTTTAAAATTCCAGGATAATTTTAACGTCTTCTTTTTGTCTAGTACTTCTTGTTACCGTGGGTCTATTATCAATATAAATTATGTCACCCGTCTTATTATTTATCTCTGGATTTGCAAGTCCATTAGTAAATTCTATTCCTAGATTTACAATTTTATTTGAAATCGTTGTTGTAATACCAGAGAATGAACTATCTACAGAGGCATTAAATCCACCACCAACTTTAGTAATTTGATTAGTTGATTCAAAATCTAGTACTTTTCCTGTAGTAGTTATTCCGATATAATCAATTTGGTCATATGTTGTAGGATTGAAATATAAAGATCTATCTTTAAAATATTTTAAAACTTTTGTTTCTTCATCATACGAAGCGACATATCCAACTGCAATTCCATCGGTAACTGTTTGTTGAATTTTATCTCCAACTGAGATTGAACCAGATGGTGTTCCACTAAGTCTCAATGCATAGACACCAGAAAACTCTGTTGATGTAAAACTTGATGTACTAACTCCTGTTGAATCAAATACCTTTGGATTTTTTAGTATTCCAACCTGTGCAAACTTTGAATCAATTGGAAAATCTTTTGTCGAATCATCAAATCTTGCATAAATTAAAACTTTATCTGCACCTAATTCTTTATAGATATCAAAACCGTGTCCTTTTGATGGTGGTATAATTGGAATTAATTCTGCATATTCGCCAGGATTTGCAGTCGTTCCTAAATCAACTAAACCATATGTATAATTTTTTCCACCAGAAGTAACAGTTGTATCTGCAATTCTACCTGAAGAATCCACATCAACAACGACTGTTGCACCTGTGCCATCCCCAATAATGTTACAAGATTGACCAGAAGATAGTGTATAACCTAATCCCCTATTTTGAATATAAACTTTCTTAATTTGATTATCATTTATTGTAGAATCGCCACTTTCTCTTACAGCCGTTATTTGAGCATCTGTAGATGTATCCCAGTCGTTAGGTACAGTGATATACTCAATAGAATCAAATTTAATAATATCACTTGGAGAAACTGTGTACAGATACTTCCAAAGATAACCATCTCCGCTTTCACCTGCTGGAGATGGTTCTAAGTCTGTAAAAGTTGGTTCATCTTGTGAAGCATTACCAGTTGTATTAATTCCAGAAGAACCGTTAGAAATACAAATATAAACTTTATAATCAGAATTCAGAACATAATAGTTGGCATCATATAATCTCATAGCACCAGTAACTGGTGATGGATTTACCACACTATAATCTGGTCTATACATTTCATATTTTGTACCACGCGTCCAATCAATTCTTCGAATTACCCTCTTGATATTTGCACTTGTAATTTTTTTGCCAAAAAGAGCGGTCGTTTCATAATGATTTAAATAATCTATATTATCAGTTGGATTTGGTGTGTTACTATCCCAATTGATGTCTCTACCAAATCCAGTTTGAGTTGGATTTGAAAGACCGACAAAAACATAATATGAATTTGAAGAATCCTGAACAGAATCTATAAAATTAGATGCATTTAGAATTCTAAATTGATCTGTTACAAGTGCAGGCATTTGAATATAGTTTTTTCTATATTTATATTAATATTACAAGACCTTTTTAATTGAACCATTATCTCTGAATCCATATCCTCTTCTTTGAATTGTTGGGAATGTGGACAAACCAGCATCAACTTGATATGCAGAAACTGCTATTGATACTGGAGAAGATGATCTGGTAAATCCAGATAATTTGCCCCAAGAAAATTGTCCAACAAAAGATCCAGTAGTTGCAATTCCAACCAAGGAGGATGTTGATAAGACATTGCAAGTAATTATTCCAACAGAACTGTTAAATGCACTAATATTGTAAATATTATCAAGGAAAGTAGTACCAACTCCTACAATTGCATTATCTGAAGTGAGTATAGAAGATACACCTTTACCAACCTTTGTATTGAAGATATAAATTGGTTGACCAACAGAAAGATTTGTAAATGGAGATAATGTTGGATCTAATGTAAATTTGATTGCTAAACTAGTGCCAATTCCAGAAGCAGTTGCAATTCCTGTAATCTTTCCAGAGAAACCTTGAACTGTTGTTACCTGAGTAATATTTTCATAAGTTGGATCTGGAAGAGGTGCAATAACCTGTGGGACAATATTCGCAGTGTAACCAAAACCAGGATTGATTATGGTTGGTACTGAGAGTGATCCATTTATGATAGATACTGATGCTGTTGCGGTAGTTCCAATACCAACACCAACTTTTGGTGGTGCAGAGATTTTAACTGTAACTGCAGAACCTACATAACCACTACCTGGGTTATTAATTGTAAGTGATTGAATTGTTCCTGCAGCAGAAACAGTTGCTGTTATATTCGCTGAAATTGGATCTGCAGCGCCAGAAACAATCAATGCATTAAAATTAATACTACCTGGTGAAACATTTTCATAATTGAAGAATTGTGCATTGTCAACATAAAGTTCAGTATCACCTGCATTGAAATTTTTAATAATTTTTGCAGTTGGATATATTTGAGGTTCAATAGAATCTCTTGTCTTATAGACAAAATTACCATCAATAATTTTATCTATTTTTTGTTTTGTCCAACTTGCTGGTTTTCTGTTTGTTATATCAATTCCAACCGAATTATAAAGAACTGTTTGAATTTTATCAGAAGAAGAAATATTTGAAATTATTCTTGAATTTTGTTCTGTAGTAATGTCAAGTAAATTATTATTACTAAGAACCTGAACGTCATCACCAATTTTTAAAGTTTCATTGACATTTACAAAGACGGTATCCTCAGAACTACCTTTATAGAAGAAAATTGAAATATTATCTTCTGGTTTTGGTGCTTCAGTGAATGTAAATGAAGTACCACCTTCAAATTGGTATGCTAATTTTGGTTCTTGTAAAATGCCATTAATGAAAACTATCAATAAAGCATCAAAATCAATTAACTGGGAGTCTGGATCATCAGCATTTCTTTCAAAACTTAATAAATCACCATTGTAATAAAGTGGGAATCTTGTTCTAGAACCATCTTGATAATTCTTAACAGTATCAATATAATCCATCTGACCAAATTGCCAAGCAGCAAATGAATCTGAGAAAGTATCTAAAACTGTGAGTTGGAATTCTGAAACTGGGCTTGATAATCCATAAGCAGTTACTAAACCAACTGGTTTGAAAACATCACCTTTTTTAAATCCATAACCAGATCTAGTAATTTTAAAATTAGTAACTTCAAATAAGGTAGAACCTACACCAACGGTTGAACTTGTACCAACTTCAACATTTAATAGTAAACCAACACCAGTGCTTGTTGTTGTACCAACACCAAGTCTTGAAACTCCAGTTATGGGTAGATTTTCATAGTTTGGTGGTGATACAATAATAGTTGGATTTGAATACCCAGATCCCCCACCAGTAATAGTGAAAGATAATGTTCCCCCAGCACCAACTAAAGCTGAAATAGTTGCAGCAGATCCAGTATGACCAGATTCTGTTATTGCAATTGAAACTGGATTTCTATATCCAGAACCCCAATTTCCAGTGGTTCCAATACCAATTGATCTAATAGATCCACCTGCGCCAACAATTGCCGTTACAGAGGCACCAACTAAGGGAGCATAACCTAAACCAGAAGTAGAACCTAATGATACAATCAGACCACCTCTTGGAAGTTGATTTAAGTTTACATCATTTTGTGAAATAATAACTGAACCATTTGATGATGTAATACCGGAAAATACTATACTACTTACACCAACACTTCCATTTTCTACAATTCTATAGTTGTTACTTAAATTATTCTCTGTTGTTGGTGTCTGGAAAATGCCATTAATTAAAACTATACCACTTCCACCAGTAGTTCCTAAACCTACTGTACTAATTCCATTTGAAGAAAGTGTATAACTTTGATCGATACCAGTGAATTTTTCAGAAATATTATCATAAATTTGATTAGTATCATAATTTTTTCTTAGAAAAACTCTTCCATTAAATGAAGATCTTGCTTCAGGAAGATTATCCTCATCTGCTCCAATCTGATCCGCAACACTTCCTGCTGGTGGTTCAGTGAAGAAAATTTGATCACCAACGATATTATATGAACCTCTATAAACATTTATTGTTGATAGGTTAGTATGAGAAGTTGCTGATGAACCAACAAATCCTCTTTGTACTTCAACCAATGGTACAGATCCAGTAAATGATATTGGTCCAGAAATTGTTGTTCCAAAACCGACATTATTTACTCTCATATATTCATTATCAATTTTTAATAAATCTTTTACAGATATTGATGAAATACCACTCAAAGCAAAAATTGTAGAAGCATAACCAATTGAAGAATAATTATTTAAAGTATGTTGAATTAGTGAATATGCAATTGGATATTGAATAACATTATCAACTGAAATGATAGTTTTATCATTTTTATGATACATTTCAAGTTGATGAGCATTACCCTCTCCAACAGAAGTGAAAGTTACACATATACCTGCAAGAGCATAGTCTCTTCTTGTAGATAATTTAAACTTATCAGCATTAATTTTATAAGCATATACTTCTTCAGGTAAACGATTTGTGACAATACCTGCAGAGGTCAAAGTTAATCCAATACCAACGGAAGTTTGCCCAACCCCTAAGAAAGTTGATTTTGGAGTATAAATCAATCTTTCGCCAGTATTAAAGAAGTGATTTGGAATGTTAAATTCGCCAGTAGATAAGTTTAAAACACTGCTATCTGAAGGATTAAACTCCCTCATAAAAATTGGATACCCATCATATGTTAAACTAAAGTTTGTTTTACTTAAGTTATCACTATTGACAGAAAAATAGTTTCCAACTTGAATAGACTCAATAATGCTTGCATATTCTAAACTTGATGGTTGGTTAACTGAATCAATATCAGTATAGAATTTTTCATTGAAAGATAAGACTTCAAAAGTTCCAGAAATAGAAGGATCTGGGTAGAAAATTAGGTTAGCATTAGATCCAGAAATTACTCCACCAAAACTACCAATACCAGAAGTGCTACCAATTGATAGTGCTGGATATTGAACTGTATGAGTATTTGTTCCATCATTAATCATCATTACTTGATGTAATGAACTTGTATTACCAATACTAACTCTTACTATAGATTTAACTGAAGTAAATTCAGGTATACTTAAAGATACAACGGTAGATGCTGAAGAAACGTTCGAGAAATTTGAAACATAATTAACTGTTCTTTCAAAACCATCTCCCTGACCAGTCTTCTTAAATCTATATGTACCAATACCCGCTCCAGTAGTATTAAATCCAATATTTTTACTTCTAACAATAATATCAATATCAGAAGTATTTGTATAATCTAAAGTCAGAACTCCTCCAGAAATAGATGCGCCAAAAGAACCAATAAAGTTAGAACTTAAATCGCTATTTGAATCAAAGTACAGTTCAGTAATATTAGTATCTGTACCATTGTGATCCAAATAAATTTCAACATAATTCATTTCATTGGTAGATTGATTAAGAATATGAATATTTGAGTATATTGCCTCTATTTTGTTTACATTCTTAGTAATCAAACTTTTTGTGGTATTAGATGATATTGCTACATTAGATCCTATTAGATCGACAAATCCAACCGAATATGTTCCTATACCACTAGAGAAAGATGCAAATTTGTCATTAAGAACTTTTAATTTATAATCATTATTAAATTCATCATATGGGGTAAACTTTAAATACAAACTATTATCTTCATCAATATAACCTTCAATGTCACCAATCTGATCTTCCAAGTTGCTGATACTTGATTTTTCTAATGTATATACATTATTATCATCATTGATAACTATTACTTCAGTAAGTTGAATTTGACTGTTATCACTATTTGTAATTTGAACCAAATATCTATTGTACCTGTATGATGGATTAATAATTGAAATTCTTAAGAATCCACTTGTTGTAACTTCAGAACTTGCAAAATCTTCACTAATGTCATCTATTGCAAGAACTCTATTTGTTCTACATTCAATATAGTCTGCAAGTTTTTTATTTTTAAATTTCAAATATCTAGAAGAATTTTCAACTGTATCCACATCGATAGCCAAATCAAAATTATTGATTGTGTCTACTCTTCTTTCATCTATAATATCATAAAGAATTTGTATTGAATCACTTACATTAGTATTACCAACTCCAACACTATCAGTAATTACAGTGTCTGCAAAATTTTTCAATCCACTTGGGTGTAGAATGCTATTTACTGGGGTAACAATATCCTCCCATCTTTGCTTACTCTTTATTGAATAGGATAGATTTTGATAATAGTCATTATCTGCAATGACTTGAGTATCCTCATCTAGTTTGCCAATATCATTAGACCAACCAATTCTTTGTGTTGACCCATATCCAATGTTAAAATAACCAGTTGTTACTTTAACATCATCAACTTTAGCAATATTTCCAGATTGAACGCCACGAATAATATCATTAGTGTTGATTTTATAGTTACCAAAAACTTTGATGTAGTTTTCATTATCTTCAACTACTCTCAAGTCTTGAGATTCAAAACCAAGTTGACTTTGGACTGATAAAAATTCTCCAATTATAAATGGCGAATATTCTTGAGTTACTTCAAATCTTGGATAGTTATCATAATTTATTATAAAACCATAAGATTCTTGCTCAGTTTTAGCAACACCTACATTAGTAGAAAAACCTGATAGATTGTATTCAAGTTTTCTTGTAAGTAATGTTCCTCCATTTTCATATGCAGTAACTGTAAAGAAATTGTAACCATAATTTTCTGAATTAAATCCGTCACCATCATTACTATACTTTTGTATACCTTCTACAAATATCTTGTCTCCAACAGCAAATGGTTCAGTTCCAAATCCACTTAAAGGTGTTACAAGATAACAAGTAACAATTCCAGATGAAGATGTAGTAACTGTTTTAATTCCAACGCCATTAGTATTATTAATACATACAATATTAACTGGTACTGATGGAAGACCCTTAGGTTCTTTAACAATGTTAACTGACCCTACACTTGTACCGAACAAATTAGCAGTTAGTAGTCCAGAATCAATTTTTTCACCTGTCTCCGAATTTGTAATAATTAAATCTGGAACACTTAGGTAGTTTCTACCATTGTTTGTTATTGTTATTCCAGAAATAGTATTAGCGTCTTTAATAATTAAGAGTTTTGGTATGTCAGCAGTTGGTCTTAGAGTTTTATCAGAAGGATATTCAAATCCTTCATTTAAAATTCTTGTTTGATTAATATTACCAATTGTAGAAGATTTTGCAATTATATACGCACCTTCGCCATTTTCAGAATTTGTTCCTGTAAATGCTGGAATCTTATTAAATCCAACACCAGAAGATACCGTTCTAATTTTACTAATACCACCAGATGCTGATAAGGAATTAGTAGTATATAATAAAGTATCGCAATCACTTGAAGTATAATTCAGATTTTCTGGTAAGTATGGTAAAGAAATTTGGAAAGTTGTTGTACCAACACCACTTATTGGATATGAACCAGTATAGACGCTATTTGTAAATGATATTTTACAATAAGTATTAACCTCTATATCAGCAGTGCTAATGTAACCAGATTTTTCTAAATTATAGAATAAATTGAGAGGTACATTTTCACTATAGTTTAAAGTCAATGATGCAGTTGACGACACACCTACAGTTCCAACACCAGATACTGAAAATGTATTAGTAGATCCAGTGGAAATAAACTCATCTTTGAATTCATCATCATAAAATAATTTAAAATTGTAACCAGATAGAGAAGTATCTGATAAATCAAATATTAAATTATTATTTCTTATAACATTTAAAGGCGGATTAACAGGTCCAAGTTGATGAGTTGATGCTGGAGCACTAGTAATACCTACGACTATTGGTGGATTGGATATTGAGTCTACAAATGTTTCACATAATTTGATTATATTATTATCTACTTTGTAAACAAAATAAATGCCAGTCGTTAGTCCAGATGCAACAGTGCCTGCAGAAGAATAAATTACTTTATCTCCAGTTCTTAATTTATGATTTGTTATTAAAATTTCATCAGTAATTGTATTAATACCAGAAGAACTAAATTCTATTGGATTGATAATAAGTTTTTCTCTAATAGAATCATATTTTACCTTAATTGAAGTACTAGTACCAATTCCTACTGATAAATTTGGTTTTACTGTCAAATTAATTTCATTACCATCATAAAGATTGTGTGAAGTGGAAACAGAAACTGTTGACTTAATGCTGGTAATGTCACCTTTAATTTGAGTAAAATTAGACTCTATCGAATAACGATAATCATTAGATCCATTAGTCAAGAAGAACAAACCATTTGTGGTGGTTGTCAACCCAATTTGTGTTACGATACCAATATGATCTCTTGATTTTTTAATGGCATAAACAATCTGAGAGTCGCCAGAAAGAGGAAGATTGAATGTAGAACTACCTCCAGTATTTGCAACAGAAATTGCAGACGAAGATGGTAATTTTCTAAGAATTAATTGCTGATTAGTTGAAAAATTATGATCAGGAAGGAAGATTGTTTGTGTTGGAATTGAAATTGGAATATTGCGAGTTCCTAGAATATAAGTTGTAGAAATACCAATACCAGAAGTACTACCAACACCAACAGATTGTTTTGGGTTGAAATAATAGATATCATTTACTTTAGAATTAAAGTATGAAACTGGTTTATTAATCGTAAAACTATTTGGTAAGAAATTGACAATAGATGTTGCAGTATGGGCAGAACCTGTAGATTCTCTAACAACTCTTAGGACATTATCAGTTCTATAAGTATTAATTACAGATAAGGTTTCATTATCAATTTTAATGCTACTTCCTATTGAGATATTTTCTGGTATACTAGAAACGTAAATATCAGTTACAACACCTGCAATTGAGTAAGCTGGTATTTCTTTAAAGAGAATTGAACTAACAGTGCTTACTCCAATCTGAGTAAAACCATTTAAAGCACTTAATGACGTTGAAAACCCTGAAATAGTTACATAATCTAAATTATTAAAAGTGTGATATGGAGATATAGTAACTTTTACTTGATTATTATTTTCCCAAGTAAAAATTGAATCGTCATATGAAGTTATCGTCGAATTAATATCAACTACATCTTTTCCCGTTATCTCAGAAACTTGTGCAGATAAACCAAAACCACCAGCAGCACTTTGATCAAATCTTAATAGGTCATTAACTTTATAATCATTACCAGAGTCTATAATATCAAAATTTTCAATAGAACCAGAAGTTATAGAATCTACTACAGTAATTTGATTTATAATTTCATTAGACTCGATAATAAAGTCATTTCCAGCATAAGTTTCATTTACTTTATATGGTAAAGTATTTCTAATAAGTTTAGAATTGTTAAAGTCGAAAGTTTGATCTAAGTATGAATTTTCTGAAATAAATTTAGATCTAAATCTTTCTCCAATAAAGTATGGGAACTGACCTATAAGATTTCCAGATAAATTATCCTCAGATGTTGCAAAGTAGGCATATACACCATCTGGAAATTCAGGAGTTACACAAAATCTACCATTATATTCATCAAGATCTCCACTGTTAGTAAATACATAGTCTTCTACAAAAAATCCATTATCAAAAGATGAAGGTCTATTTTGTATATTAGACGTATTTAATGAATAACCAGATAAAAGTCTTTTAATTGAAGAGTTATCATCTTTTGGATCAGAATAACCATAAGAACCATAAATTGGATTTCCATCATATGCCCAACCAATAATTTTAGAATGCTGGGTTCCATCATCTCCGAATTCATTTTGAATATTTTCAGAGTAACCACAAACACTATATTGTAAGTTATAATATGATGACGTTAATATTTCATTTGCAATTTCTCTAGTATCATTCTCTTCACCATATAAAAGATTTTTATTTACATTTATAGATCTTACATTCGGATTTAGAATCGCACCTTTTCCTGCAGACTCAACAACAAGTCTAGTGGTTGAAGATACATAACCAACTCCAGGATTTATAATTACTACATCCGAAATTCTGTTGTTTGTAACAATAGGTTTAATTATAGCACCTGTCCCTTCACCTATTACTTTAATATTTGGCATAGAGTAGTATTCACTACCACCAAATTGAATATTGACATTAGAAATACTTCCATTTACAACAACTGGTTTTAGTTGTGCATTTTTACCATTTTTAATGGTAATTTTGGGTTTTTTATGTAAATTTAAAATTTCAGATCCATAATTTGAACCACCTTCATAAACATAAACATCTACAATACTACCAGTAATAACAGGTGTTGCACTTATTGTTCCTTTTGTTTGAGTACTCTCAAGATTAGAGCTAGTGTAATTTACACTCAAGCATATTTGCGGGTAACTGAATATTTGATATCCAGATCCTGTATTTGAAAATTCTACAAATTTTCCTCTTTGATAATATGATGGATCTGTTCCACCAACTCCAGCATTTGCAAGTCTAAAAGTATCATCATTAACTTTTAAAATATAATATTGATTAGATGTAGATAATCCAGAAATGCCAGTTGTTTGATATGTGTATGATATAATTTCTCCATCAGAAAAACCATGATTTGTAAATGAAATTGTACTATTAACGGTAGATATACCAGATGGGTTAACTCTTAATTTTCTATTTTCATATCCAGATCCTGGTTCAATAATTTTAATTTCTTTTAAAGTTTTTTTGAGATCTGTTGAAAATTTATGAATTCCCGAATTACCAATTGTGGTAAATCCCACAGTATTAATTCCCGATCTGTAATCAGATAATCTCTCATAAATCTGAATAGTTGTATCATTGACATATTTTGCATAATAAATTGTATCTGTTTTTAAAGTCGATCCAGTATCCGTATTAAGACCGTTAAAAGTTCCAATTCCAATAGAATCATTATTGCCTGGATTGTAAATAATTTGTTGACCATTAACTAAACCATGAGGTCTTAAGAATGTGATGGTCTCCGCACTAATATCTAATCCTCCACCATATGCAATTTGTTTCGCATCAAATTCAATGCTTCTACTTTTTAATTCAATAATTGGTTCAAAAGATGCTCCTTTACCGTTACCTCCCGTAACTGCAACTGAAACAACTGTATCAACATCAAAATCTTGCGGATCAACATAAATTTTCTTAAATTTTCCACTAACAACTGGTTGTAAAAGAGCACTTCCTGATGATAGTGATAGTAATGGTGGATTAATAACGTCATAATCAGAACCACTATTAAGAACATCAACTGAATCTAATGGTCCATAATAAACCTTATCATTTGTTTTGTAACTAGTAATCTCCACACCATTAACTAAAATTCCAATTGATCCAACAGGTGTTAAATCAGATTGTCCATCACCAATATTAACATTAAGAGGAAACTTTCTAAAAATTTTCTGTGCAGAAATTATATTCTCTTTTTGACTGTTTAATATAAAGGTATGAGTTCCTGGAGTAAGATTTCCGAATTCAATATAATCACTAGAACCAACTAAAGATAATGAAGTGTATAATCTAATCTGACGCCTATCATTTATTACATCAACATAGTATACTCTTTCCAAAAGACCTGGAATTGGGGAATCTGATGGAACATAATAAACTGCTGATCCAGAATAAAAAGATACCTTATCAGTAAAATTAATGACTGAATAATTATCAGTATCTGGATTTTTTTCGGATACAGAAGATGCTTGATAACCAAAAATATTTTTAGTTATCTCATAAGATGGTAATGAGTTTGATGCAACATACATAAACTTATCATCTTCAACATATAAATTTTGAATATCAGATGTTAAAGATTCATATTCTAAAGAAACATTAGAACTTGATGCGTAGTTAAGTTTTCTTCTTATATCATAGTCGAATGATGGACTAAGTTCAAAAGAACCATTAGTATTAATTTGTTTTCCATTAATTTGAGTTACGACCAAGTTAGAGGCAATTATAACCTCAGAATTTCTATTTAAAATTTCAATTGTATCACCAACTTTTAAACTAGACTTATCAACGTCATCCTTTAAAATTACTTGAGATATATTTCCCGAAGAGTAACTACCTATTTGATATCTTGAACTTGTATTATAAATCCAACTATTAGCAAAAATTTCTTTATATGTTGGATTTTCTATTGGGTTTTCAATCACCTCACCCAAATTTCTAATCTTTATTTTTTCACCTTCATCTACTGATGCTGATTGTGATAATGGTGCAAAATTTGATAATACTCCAGTAAATCTTAATTCAACTTTTTTAGAAGTATCGCCGTTTTCATAACCATAATAAGTTTCATCTGAACGGATAGTTGATGCAGTTTCAATCCTTGAAGTTACTCCAGAACAACCTAAAAATTGGTTAATAGTTTTTTCTTGATATGTAATTTCATTATCCCCAGAATAAATCTTTCCAGAGGCAGGAAACCCAATTGTAGAATCAACTGTAATAATAGAATCGCCAATATTAACTGCTTCTATATTCTTTGTGCTACTGGTAATATTGAAAGAACCGGTGATAGTTGGAAATGCGTCATCATAACCAACAAATAATAAAAGTTTGTAATATACTTTTCCAGCTCTACGAATAACTTCTACTTCAGAAACTGATGCACTTGTTTTGTCATCAGTTGTTTTTTTGATAGTTTGACCTGCAAGTAAAAGTGGGTCGCCAGAAATACGATCAGCAACTACTACTTCTCTTCTAACGTAAGTTGCAGATGAGGGTTTAATTAAATTATTTTCTAAATTAATTATCTTTGGAGTTTCACCAAATAGAACATTAAATAAAATTCTAAAGGATTCTTCAGTTCCTTTTGATTCATATAAAGTTCTTGATTCTTTTATAAAATTTCCAACGTTTAAATCACTTACAAAATCAAGATTTTCGAGACCTGGGGTTAAAGAATATTTAATTTTTTTATAAAATTCTTTTAAAAATAGGGAACTTAAATTAATTACAACACTATCAGAAGTATGTGATTCTGCTTCAGATGTTTTAAAGATAAGATCACCGGTATAATTCTCAGTCTTACTTTCTGTAATACCAGCACTATATGTTGTAATACCACTAAAACCACGAACACAACCAGTAAATGTGTTACCATTAATACCAGTATAGGTAATAATTTCATTATCTATTTTTAATAGACCATATGATTTTGGAAATCCTTTTACATTACTTACAGTAATATCCGTATCATCAGAACCAACTGAATCTGTAAGTGTTGTTGACCCAACAATAACTTCTGGAATTAAATTATCTAATTTTAAATATTGATCTAAATTCTCAGCAATATCAATAGTTCCACCTTGATATTCTTGAGAAATGTAATATTGTTTTAAAAATTCAGCAGCTTTTGGACTTTCATCTAAGATAAACTCTGGAAGCTGATTATCAACAATTTGTTGAATTTTTACCCTAGACTCAAAACCAGTTTGTATCATATTACGACCTCGTTAGTTCCCCGTTAGAATAGCTTGACCTATAAGAATCTTTTGAAAATACCACGCCTGATATATCATCACCAGATGCAATTACATCTTTAACCATATTTATTGTGCTTTTTGAAATGTCAAAAGAAATGTATAAATCTTTTAGACCGATCACATCATTTGACTCTGGGAATGCTTGAATCTCAATAATATCATTTGGTAAAGAAGTTGAAGTAATAGTTAAAGCACCCAATAATATTTCTCCAGTTTCATAATTGACTGTGCCTGCAGATTTAACAACAACTGGTATCTTTGATACAGATGTTGTTCCTACTCCAGATATTACTGGTGATGGTTTAACTATTGATATTGTTCCTGTCTTAAGATCTGAATTTGGAGTGTCTGTAAAATAAACTGTGTCTGAAACACCACTAATTTTAAATCCAGTTGATTTGATATTATAACCAGATGATTTTACATGAAATTGATTTCCATAGCAGATTTCATACTGAGTTGGTGTATTAATTTTTGCTTTTAAATCTCTTCTAATTCTTATTTTTGTAATATTTGAAGTAATTGCAGAGTCGGTATTATCAATTACTTGAAGAACTTTACTGTACTTAAATCTACCACCAAAAGTATTTACATTTGGTGACTGTGCATAAGTTACAAGTGAATTTTTAATTTTATTTTCTAAATCAGATACACTTGAAACTTGAGAATAATTGTAGTAAATTGAAGAATCAATTTCAATATAAAGAACTTGAAGATCGATAATTTCTGGTTCAACACCAGCAATTGTGTATTGCTTTAATTTATTTTTAATTTGCTGCTTATTAAAATCTGACACATATGTGCCATTTTTAGGTTTAATACTAATTAAAACTTTACCAAATTGTGGTGGGTTTAATTGCTCTCCGCCAATAACCGAAACTGATTCAGTATCTGGATAAACTTTTGATTTGATAATTGCTTCGTAATCTCTACTGGTTACTGCACGATATTGTGATGAGTAAAGTCTTGGTGCAAAATATTTAATCGAATCTAAATTCTCAATGTCAGAACCATTTTGTGATTTCTGATTTGTGGTAACTGTAATTGTATTTGTTGGAACAATTGTATTATCACTTGAATCTTTAAATGTTCCGGCAAAAGAAAATTCATTTACACCATTACCATCTTTTCCACCAGTAATAATATAGTTTACTGTAATAATTGTACCATTTTCAAGTTTCTTACCAAATCTACCATCTCCAAAAAAGATTTGATATTTTTCATCTTGAATTTCTTGCAATAAGAAAATTTCAGAACCAGAATCAATGGTAAAAATATTATCTACAAGACTATATTGTCTACCTAATCCAGTATCACTTGTTCCCTTTACATATACATTTATTGTTGAGGAGTCAACAAATGAATTATCTAAAATAAATTTTTGATCTAAAGAACCATCAACAGTAAATTGTTTTCTAAGAAATGTTCCTTCTTTAACCTCAACATTATTAAAAGATGCTGTTCCATTTACCACAGATGCAGAAACATTTTGTGGTGTTGAAAAAACATAAGTGGTATTATCTGATGCGCCAACACACACTAGACCTGCCTGCAAGGTCAGTGTAGATGTGCTTGCTGATGTTTCTACATCGAAAGATACAGTCGCTGTAGAGGCGGTTCTAGAGCGTGGTACGTACCCGATATTTCTAGCAAGAGAAACAACGTTTTCTCTTAAAGTTGCAGAATCTAAGAAAGATTCATTAACAATCAAGTTTGAATTAAAAGCAGTAATATATGTGTTATACGCTAATGTATCAATTAAAACAGAAAAATTAGATCCATCAAAGTCAAAATCCGTGAATGTAGAATTCGCACGGAGATAGTCTTTGATGGATGTTTTAATCTGATCAAAATCTAGATTTGTAAATTTAGTAAAAGGCATTTTATCTTGCTGCCTCTAAAATAAAAGAATATTCTTGTGTTGGAAACTCTTGCCCAATAATGTCATAAACAACAGTCACATTAAATTGATTTAGATCTGGAAAAGGACTAACAACCACCGAAACATTATCAACTCTTGGTTCAAAATTTGAAATTGTGTTCTTAATTTGATCCTTGATAAAGGAAGCAGTACCATAATCAACGAATTCAAATAAACTTGAACGAACGTTTGAACCAAGAAGAGGATTAAAGAATCTTTCCATTGGAATTGTTTCAACTAAGTTGCGAATTGAACGCATAATTGCACGTTCATTCTTCAAAATAGGTAGATCCTTTGTCACGGGATGTGGTTCAAAGGATAAGCTAATATCTTTAAACGATCTAGATATCCTTGTAACAGACATTGGACATAAAATTTCTTTTTTTATTTATGTTCATTTCCAGGAAGATCCGTATGTTGGTTCAGTTCCATAGTCCCAATCATCGTAATCTTCATCATTTCTGATTTTTTCGTGCAACTCAACTTGTTTTTTAAAGTCATGCTTTGGTGCCGTATCGTGCATTACCTCTTGAATAATTCTTTTTTGAGGAACATTATCATAATCCGTGATTAAACGATTTGTTCCCCACATCTCATACATATAATTTTTGTCTCTATCGACTGGTAAGTTGGACATTTGTAGCTCCTGTTTTAATGAATAAAACAGAACTTTTATAAAGGAGGTTGCTATCTCCTTATTTCTATTTAACGCTCAACTTCACGTAGAGAATATCTGTCAGAATCCAAGTATTTGAGAATTTCAAGAGCAATTAGACGTGGATTTCCCTCACCACAAGTATAAACATCCACTGCTAAACATCCATTTTCTGGCCAAGTATGGCAAGAAACGTGACTTTCTGCCAATGCAATCACAACTGTACACCCTTGTGGCAGAAAACAGTGTGAGAATGTGTTCAGAATTGTCATTCTTGCACGTTCAATACCTTTAATCATGACGTTTTGTAGAGAATTTACGTCATTGATCAAGTCAAATTGAACATCATACACCTCTAAGAGTAGGTGTTTACCCATTGAAATATTTTTCAACTCAATTTTTAGTAAAAATTTATTTATTCGACGTAAAAACCCTTGCGTAGGTAATCAGAGTCTTCAATAAATCTCATATTTTCAACCTTTTCATCGTTCCAAACTGGTATTGCTACTGAGTTTCCATAGCGAAAGTCGGGATTTTGACGAAAATGAACTTCAATTAACTTATCTCCAATAAATTCGCAGTTAATCCACTCATAGTTACCCTTTAAATTTTTTAAAATCTCAGGAAAATCAACATTTCGATCAATTTTTTCCCATTTTTTCCACTTGTAGTAGGGTTCTTCTTGTTCACGACTACCTAATACAATAAGTTCTGCTTTCTCTTGATGAAAATCTACACTTAAATGCTCACCTTTAAAGATCTCACACCAAAATTCACCAGGATGAAATGAATCTGTATGAGATTCAATCCATTCTTTACGAGCAAAACGCCCCATACCCAAAAAATTAGCCATCGGACGGACAATATAAAAGTCGGGTTGGGGAACTGTAGTCCCAACTGGACCACAAGTATAACCCAAAACCCGACTTAAGAATAGTTTATTATAAACCCAAAGGTCTTCAGAATGAATAGAGTTCCACTCATCATTACCTTCAATTAAATACATTAACCTTTACCCTGACCCCTATACTTTTTACGTGCTTTATTACGAGAAGACGCAGCGTACTTAGTTCCCATACCATCGCCTTGACGAGACTTTTTAGGAGGACCAGGAATATAAGAACTATTCTTATTCAGTCCACCTTTTGCTTTTGCAGCCATACATTATCCTCCAATAAAATTTCAGTTTCAAGATCTTCAGGTTTTGGAGAACCTGTCTGATAATATTCAATCGACAGATCCTCCATTGTATTGAAATATTCTTCTTCTGAGAGACCAGTATAAATTCTACGCCCTTTACAAAGAATATTATAGCGTTGGTTAGCCATTCTATCAGATAATTCTTGATTTCTCGTGCCCAACTCTTACGCGAGGATCGCACCAGATTTCAAATCCTGCTTCTTTAGCATCCAAACAGAATGATACGTCTTCGCCGCACATATCTTGTACTTCACCAGATTCAAAGACTTGCATCTTTGGTGCAAACCAAGGATACTTCATTTCAGAATGCTCAAATACACCGTGCTTAATCAGAAGCCAACCAAACCCAGTATAATCAACTGTAAAAGGCTTTCGACGCTTTGAGATACTTTCAACGGTTTCATGATTCATCACTCCACCATTATTTCTGAAATCGTCTTCTTCTAACCAATGAGCAACTGATGTCGTGTGACCATCTTCAGTTGCATACCATCCCGCTGCGATATCTTTGTCCATTAAAATCAATTGCCAAAACTTTTCAGTATTGAAAACAATATCAGAATCAATCCAAAGTTGCCAATCATACTTAAGTTTGCCGTCCCAGGGAATCTGATCAGGTCCACGCAGTACATTCGCACCTAAACATTTGCATCTTGCAAAGTTTACCATTGATGAATAATCCTGCGAGATTTGAATGCTCGCTCCCGCTTGTACAAGGTCAAAACAAAGTTGTACAAAGTTCTTCAAGTATGTGTAAGATACACCTCTACCAGGTAGGCAAAATACAATTGATTTGCCACGTACCATTTCTCTTGCCAGATCAAAGTCCCATTCTGGTTCATTTGAAGTTGTTACTGGCGCTTTTGCTTTTACTGTAAATCCTTTAGCCATAAGATAAGTTGTTTACTTCAGTATCATACTCTATTATGTATCGTCTGTCAATTAACCCTTTCTGACAGAACCACTTCACTACCCTCTATGTTTATTTGAATTTCTGTGTCTTCATACCAAGAAAGTTCATTGACAATTTGTTCAGGTATAATCAAGTAATAATCGCCCGTAATTGGATCGACTTGTAGGGACTCAAAAATATCACCGGAATTTTTTTTCATCTTTGTATTATCATTGACCTTTTTCAAATTTATATATTCTTCCGGAATTTTTGAAACAGAGAGATATTTAGAGGTCGATCTGGGTCGTTTATAGCTTAGGGTAGTGGTGCGTTTTTATATCACGCGCCCGCGCCCCTAACGGCGCGACGGCGGGGCACTGTCGGTCACGAACGAATGCAGTGCCCCCCCACGAACACCTCAGCGCAGGGCAGGAGACCCGCTGCGGATGTGGCGGTTGGCGTGACCAGCAGACACAGCAGGGCGCCAAGCGGTGCCCGACCCACCAACGCGGTTAGCGGTTGCCTCACCCTTACGGGGACCACGGCGGGGCAGGCGGGTCAGACGCATAGCACCCGACGCGATGGCGGCGTTGAGTTCGGCGGCGGTCATCGTGGGGAGGGTGGTCATCGGTGTCGGTTGCGAACGAATGAATTGTAGCACGAACGGGGGGAGGGTCACCCCCGCCCAGCGAACGCCTCAGAATACTGGGCGGCGATGGCGACGGCGGGCACACCCCAGTGAACGTAGGCGGCAGGGCGCGAACCGTTCTTCAGTTGATCAGCACGGGAGATCCACTTGATTTGACGGGTCTCCAGGTCAGAGCACATTGCCAGGGGGAAGCGGGTCATCGGGTCGGGTGGTGAACTGAGAGAATTGTACAGGGTCAGGGGGGCAGGGGTCAATACCCCAACCACACCAAAAATTCGCCAGTGTCTACGGGTCCGAATTTGGCGGTCACCCCGTACTCCGTGCGGAAGTCATCCCAGAGACCGTGCTCCTTCGCTGCCTGGCAGGCGGTGCTCCAGGGGATGGTGCCATTGTCGGGGTTGGTGCAGTTCCACAGAATATCGGAGAAGGTGGCGTTCATCGGGTCCGTTGCGGTTGAGAGTATTGTAGCAGGTCGGGGGCAGGGGTCACTGCCCGTTGGTGTAGTCTCCGATCACCACCCCATTGTGGCGGACCTCAGCATACCCGTACTCCTCCGACAGAGAGAAGCACAGATCCCAGGCACGGTCCTCATCACAGGTGTGGTTCTCCCAGGGGGCGGAGGGGCAGATCACATCGTAGCGGGTCATCGGTTCGTTTGGTTGACTGTCCCCATAGTATAAACCCCCCAGCGGCGAACCGTGGGGGGCGGGTGGTCAGTGTCAGAACTGGATGGGTTCGGCGGTCGGGGCGCTGATGGCGGTATAATGGGCGGCGCATTCAGCGATGCCTGCCTGCTCAATGTCGTCGGTGATAGTATCCAGGATCTGCAGAATGCTGTCGCCGTTGCTGCCTTGACGGAGCAGGGACAGGGCAAGGTCGCGGGTCATTTGAATTCAGAGAGTGTAAAGTTTGTGAGCAGTTTTAGGACTTGCTCAGGTCACACATTCAGAAATCGAACACGTCGCCGTTGATTTCGGCACGGTTGATCTTAGGGTCATTCCACTTCACACCGTCAGGCGTTTCGTTGGTGCCGAACTTATAGAATGCTTCCAGCAGTTCTTCATAGCAGCAGACATCATTCTCCTGAATGAAGTTGTAGATGCTCTCATCATTCTCAATCCAGAGCACCACATTCCAGGTTTCGTAGTTAGTCCAACCGTTGTAGGTAACATCCAGCAGGTCGGTTTGGTGAGTGAGGGTTGCGGTTGCCATTTGGGGTTCGCTTGTGAACTGAGATCAGTATAAGGGGTCAGCGGGCGATCAGGTCGCCTGCGGTGTACAGTGCCTCTGCTGTCACAGTCCGCACGGGGCGGATCGGTTCCCAGAGTAACCACAGCAGCAGGGCAGCGATCAGGAGGCGGAACATCGTGGCGCGGTGAAACTCAGGGGTGCGTGAACGGGTCAGGGTTCGCATCATCGCTCCAGTTGTGCCAGACTGCTGGGGGCGATGTGAGAGGGTGACCCGCAGGACCGATAGAAGTCTACCATACGGTCTGCCTCCTCCTTGGTGGTGAACCATTGCGACCGCCACTCACAGTGGTTGTAGGGGGATTGGAAACGGACTTCGAAGCGCATTGGGTTCGCTTGTGAACTTAGATCAGTATAAGGGCACAGAGGGGCAGGATGGGGGCAGCGTGTGCCAGTCCCTCAGGCGGCACACTGGAAGCGACCGCTGGTGAAGTTAGCGTGAGAGAATACCTCACGATTCACCAGTTTGAACATACCAAACTCATTGCTCATCACATAACCTTCGGCATCAATACGGTTGCCGTTGATGTAAGCGGCAGGACCGTAGTTGCGGCACAGGAACAGGCAGTCATCCTTGATAGACTTCACCAGTGCCCACAAACGAATCAGGTTAGGGTCACAATCAAACTCATTCACATTCTCCACACTAATCTGCTCACCCGCACGAATGCAAGCGTTGATCTGTTGTTTGATCTTTGCCGCTTCCTTATCAGTCACAAAGGTGGCAGTGGTTGCCATTTGACGGGCGAAATCACAAACCTCTTTTACATCAGCGAACGAATCTTGACCGTGCAGAATGTAGGCATCAGGTTTGATGAACTTCACGTAGGAAGTATCGGTGATGGTATACTGCATCGGATACGCTACGGCATCACGAAGGTCGCTCTCTGCAACGTATACCGTATGGGGTGCAATGATGATCTCTTGAGATACTACATCACCGAACTGGTAAGTGATAGTATTCGGAGTGTATTCGTTCTCACCACCAAACCCGATAAAATCACCCTGAATGATGGCATCCATACGGGGCAGGTAGTCAAAGCAAGCGTGCAGAATCTCTGCCACGTTGCCTTCATAGTGTTGGTCAATCTCTTCGTGAGAGTGAGCAATACGAATCTTCTTCTTGTTAAAGACTGCCTTGGTGCCCACGAAGAACTCACCACAAGCGGGGTCGATGCCCCATACGATTGCAGGACTTCCATCAATTTTTACACTCAAATGTCCAGGGGTCACGAACCAGTCCAGCACGCTCAGGTCGCCCGTGAGGATGGTGTCTTCGGGGTGCTCTTGGTGCTTGTTTTGCATCGGTTCTCTCTTGATGCCCATAGTATGGCACGGAACGGGGGGCACCGCAACGGGGTTGGTGCCAGTTCACGAAGTGGCACACGGTCGGCCGCTTCGCTCCCCCTGCAGACTTATAATAAGGGGACAAACGAAGGAGGGGTAGGGTCGCCCCGTTGACGCAAACGGTCGCCACTGAACCTGCCTTGAAATAGTAACAAACAAAGTATAAAAAAAGGGAGGCAATCGCCCCCCGATTCTTTATGCAAACATGAATCCATCTTTGAATTCGTATTCATTGTAAACAGGAGAAGTTCCTGCCTGTCCGATGAACTTGTGAACGAACCAATTGAAGTTCCGTTGAAATACACATTCACCCTTGATTCCGTGCTCTTTGAGAATAGCATTCAGACGCGATTTGGTGGTCTTAGACTGATAACCACCGTCAAAGATTTGCACGAAGTTGTCACCAACGGTAGCAATGTGATTGCCGAACAGAAACACTTTAGACTCATTAGTTTCGGGGTCGAAAGTAACGGAAGTGTTGTCTTTTTGCCAGTTCTGATTGTTCAGAATGGCGGCGTTCATTTCACGTTCGATCTTACGCATTGGGGGTTTCCCTCTCAACAAATACAGTATGGCACGGGGTGGGGGTCAGCACAAGGGGTCTTGTGCCACCTTGTGGACTGTCACACGGTTCAGTAATCGTAGTTTGCGTTCAGGTACTCATTGACATCGAACTTCTCAGTATCACGAAGTTCAGGAATGTCCAGGTCAAAGATCTCACCAGGAGCATCTTGAATCTCAGACCACATTTCATCAAACATTGGTTTGTCTCTCAGGGACGAATGTAATTTATCAGGGGGGCAGCACGAACGCAACCCCCCTTGTGACACTTTTACGATTGGCACATTTCAACCAACCGATTACGAATATCAAACAATTCCATCTCATCCATATCAGCAGATGCTAAATCAACGGGTGCAAATTCACGCAGGTTTACACTACCGTCAGCGTAGATCGGCGCATAATACAATTCATTGCCATCTTCCTGAGAAAGGGTAAAGATGCACCCATAATTCGGCAGAGACAGAAACACCATTGGGGGTCAATTGCGACGACTTGAGTAACATAACCCACCCCGTGGCAGATATCAACCCCCCTTGTGCCACTTATGTAATTGGCACATTTAAAGTACTCATTCTCAATAAGACTTCGTTATTGAGAATAAGATCCAATCTCTAAACTGGCACATTAATCGAACGGATCGAATTCTTTCACCCTAGAATGCACAGTCTCACCTGGTTCGAGTTGCAATAACTCGTGCCAATTAATATCACGTAGGTCTAGATCATCATAACACTCTATATCGAGTGTTACCTGTATGATGCGCTTTTGTGCTAGCATGGGTGTCTAGATGTGTATGTGTACTAGATCATATCATGCATAATGACGATATGCAAGTGATTCGTAATCTTGCCCGTCTCGTGCATAATCCTCGTCGAGATCTTGTACACTATACTCATAATATGAGTCCTCGTCGAGATTGTAATCGTTGCTAATAGAATAGTCGAGATCGTAGTCGTCGTACATAAGCTCGTCGAGATCTGTTGAACGCTTGTGTATTATAGCATAAAGCTCGACGAGATGCAATCTAGATCTAGTGTAGATCTCGTCGAGATTCATACCAATATATATGTGATCTCGACTAGATTTGTTAAGATATGCTGATATCTCGACTAGATCTTGTGTATAATGTCTCGACTAGATTTTATCACGAACTTATAAGAATGTCAAGACCTTGTGCGTTTTATGTGTGGGTCTGGGCACCTGGGCGCGTCGTGGGGCTTGACAAACTGTGCGTCTTATGGTACGCTGGCAAAGGTTGCTATAAGATCCAGCATTTCTAAACTATTCTCAACAATATACTCAATTGATTCTCAATTATTCTATCTTATTGAGAATACAACAAATTAGACACATATATTTAATCAAACATTAACATATTATACCATATTTTTAACTTTATAACAAATTCAGTATTATCTATTATATTTTAAGCGTTATTTATTATACATAGAAAACGCAGCGTATTATAAAAAATGGCACAAGGAATCATTTATCTCATTACTAATAAACAAAACGGACACAAATATGTTGGTCAAACCACTCAGGGAATGAATAAAAGGTGGCAGCAACACATACAAGAAGCAATGAGAATGAGTGATAAACCAATACATCGTGCAATGCGTAAGTATGGTAATCACAACTTTATGATTAAAGAAATTGACGAATGTGATGAAAGTTTATTAAATGAAAAAGAAGCATATTGGATTAAACAATACAATACATTTGAAAGTGCAGAAGGATATAATGCTACAAGTGGCGGCGATAATCAAATACTCAGTGAAGAAACAAAACAGAAAATATCCGATAAAGCAAAACAAAAGATACTCACATCAGAACATATTGAGAATATATCAACAGCATTAACCACAAAAGCAAAGATAGAACCCTGGGGTATTCTTACAAAAGAAAACAGAGGCAATGGAAAACACTGTGGTCTTCCTATCCGTGGTAAGAACTTAAAAACTGGCATATGTACTGATTATGAGAATGCACGTATGGCTGCATTATCAATCACAGGTGATCCAAATAAAAATAGTAACATTCTACTTGCTGCTAGAAAAGATGGTACTGCCTATGGTCATAAATGGCAGATCTTAGAAGAGAAATCTAAAAAGAAAGCAGTATTTGGTGTTAATAAAAAAACGGGCGAAATAGGTGCCCGTTATGAATCTATTATAGATGCAGTGAGAGCATTAGGTGGTTCTGGAAAAGGTACAGGAATAATTAAAAGCCTACGTAATCCTGGGCATTATAGTTGGAAAGGTTATTATTGGTTTTACGGATAATCAACCTTTCATACTCTTTTTCTCTTGTTCTGCAGTCTGTCTCAAATGCATTGTTGTATGAAGACGTTGTAAGTTTGCATAACGATTATGCTGTCTTGTTGATAGAGCATTTGCCTTAGTCTTTGCAGCATCTATCTTTGCTTGATGTGGTGTAGGAAGTTGCTCCATAAACTGATGAAACGTTTTCATCTTACCTTGTACTTACTTTTTGGTATTTATTGTTATCTCTTTATAAGGTACTTTACCAGTCTGATTATACATTAGAATATCATACTTAAACTTACACTCTAATGGTTTCTCATTACAGAGTTTCAGAGTATCATTAACTGTTGATTGTTGTGTAATTGGTCCAGAAAGTGAATACCCTATAATTACAGATAGAATGCAATAAACAGGTATTAAAAGATTGGGTGTATTTCTGAGTTTAGAAAACCTTGTTTCTGAATGTGCTGTTCCCATAATGTAGCATCCTCAATGTTATAAAAAACTGCCGTTTGTTTGGTGATTTTGTTCTTCTTCGATTTGTAGTAGACAACCTGGTATTTCATGTTGTTGATCATTCCAATGTCTTATGACGCCTGCGATAATGAATAGATTAGTAAGAAAGTAAGTAAAGAATATAAGAGTCCGTATATGAGCAATGTGATCTGATTCTCTGTCATTTTTCGTCGCTTTCTGTCCTAATGCTTTCGCCCACAGTCTCCACAAGGTCTTTCTCTTCTTCATAAACTGATTCTCTTGACGTAACGTACATTAACTCTTTCCATTGATTTTTATAACAGAGAATCAATAAACGATCATTACGATGTATTGAACAAGCTTGATAGTTTTGTGTATCTTTAGGACGTACATTTGCCTCAATGGTAATATATTCCTTTCCCTTAAAATACACCCAACCTTCTACGCCTTTAGTCCACTGAACATAATCATTAACTTGTGGTTCATACATATGCCGCTTCTAATGGTGTCTGTTTGATTTGCATTGCAGAATATGGCGTTGTGTCTTGAATGTTGACTACATTACCCACTGTCTTTGAATTGATTGGTGCGTGGTATTGTTTTGTTTTGGTGTTGTAGAATCCCCAAATGCACCGAACAGGTTCGCCAAGATTATAATCAAACTGACGCTTGTAATGAATCCAGATAGCATCAATATTGCGCTTAAATTCAGTTTGTTCATAATACATTCCTTTCGGTGCTTTGTGGGGAAATTCAATCATCACGGACTGCACGAAGATAATTGGGATTGTAACCTAAAGACAAATAATTGTTTAATAGAAGATCACACTGCTCTCTTGTCAGTTGCTTTGCATCTTCTTCAATTAAAGACCAACCCATTGTGGAAAGTTCTTCAATACGATAAAGTTGTGTCACGTTGTAAATGCCTCCAGAAGTCCAGACTCATATTCATCTTGCAATGAAAATTTCTGAGCATTGACAACTCTCTCCATAATGCGATCAGTATAGCGATCATCAAATTGATCCTCACCTGAAAGAATTGCAAATGCTTCCGTATCAGATTCGGCAATTAGATTAATCAGACCACCGTACTCTGAAGAAGGAAACGGCACCCAGTAATCAACAATGTAAAGATACTTCATCTGTTTGTGTAAATGACCTCTAAATTTTAGTATATTTGTTATGACCTGTCAAGCAGGACAGTTGTCGCTCAATCTCAAATTTAATTGGCAAAAGATGAGAACTAAAGAAACCAGCATACTCACCATCTTGTAGAAGTTTAAAGATGTTTTCAGTTTGCTGAAGAGCAAAAATGAGTTTAGTTCTTCGATCCATTCAAACAAACTCCTGAATGTAATAATCTACAGTCACTTCTAATTCTGCTGCTTTCTGCTCATAATAATGATTTGTATATTGTTTCGCAGCAACCCAGGCTTCATGATTGAATTGTTCGACTTCAGCGTGTTGCATAAAATCTTCGTAGGCGTTCATAAATTGTGCAATGTCTTCGTTGTTCATTTTGCGTAGCGGCAGTTGGGATTCGAAGTTGTAAGTTCGGCACAAGCTTTATCATATGCCTCAAACATTTTCTGATCACGTTGAATCAACATACCATTCCACATTAGAACGGCAATGACCAGAAAGAACCAATAATGAGTTTTCATCAGCAAGCACCGTAGAAAGGATTACCAAGTTGAGGCAGATTAGAATTATCACGAGTCTGAGTGTAACCATAAGCAATACGCTCACGAATATCCAGAAGCATTTCTACTTTGTTGAGAAACTTCTTAGACACTTGCCCGTGCGGTTGAAACGTCACAGTGCGGAAGAACCACTGTTGCGAAATATCACCATAAGGAGTCTTGACAGGGTAGAAGTCAACCACCATATTGCCATCTTGACTGGTCAGTTGCGGCGTTTGCATTGGGTCTCCCCTTGACTACCTCTGTATTATAGGTCAGAAGGACGGCACCACGTCGTTGCGTAGGACAGTTTCGGATCTGTCCATGAGTTCAAAGATACTGTAAAGTTTGTTATACAGTGCTGGCACACTTCCATAATCCCGTGCAATTTGATTTTCTTCTCTGACTCCAAGTTGTTGCAGTGCAGATAGAATTACACCTATTTCATGAACATTCAGTTGTACAGGCACCTCAGTAAACTTAATTTCAAAATTAACATTTGGTTGTGTCATTGTGATTAGTCCCAAGATACATTTTCAACAAGAAAACCAGGCATCACATAAGTCCACCCAGTTCCACCTGGTTTATAATCCCACTTATACTCAAACTTATTATGACTGTCCCAAGTCATATATCCTTTCTCCTTATCAAAACGACCTTTGATCGTCAGACCATGCTTATTAGAAAAGATATTGCGAGTGCGAAGTGCTCCACCAGTTTCACGGGTTTCAATCACCACACAAACATCAGGATAGGTTTGAATTCCATATTCAAGAATACAAGGAGTTTCATACCGAAACGGTCGATACTCTTTCTTTTCAGTTTGTGCAAGTGCAGGAGTCGCAAACAACAGTGCAGCAGCAAGAATAAGTTTTTTCATTCAAATTCACCAGTACGATTTTTTTGTTTGGTAGACTTTATCGAATAAACTTCAGTGCTCAATGATTGAATTGCACTGTACAAATTAATATCTAATTGATTAACACTATAATCAAGATTATTAAGTCTCATGTTTAAGTTAAGTGCCATCACTGTATTGGCAACAATTCCAATGATGAATGACCAACCAACAATGACTTGAATTTTATCACTTGTCATTTGCCTTTTCCTCCTTTGATTTTATGATAGCACGGCGAGCGCCATATGCTTCAAATTGAGATGCGAATGATGCAATCGTCTGACCAGTATCACGCCATACCAAATACCAGCGGTTGACAAATTGTTTAATGTAAATAGGTTTCATACGGAAAGGTCAACATCAATCTCTTTAACATTCAATCCACAAAGTTGTTCATAAACACGATTGCAGATGAGAGTTGGTGCTTTCTTTGCTTTGGATTTCTCATACCAGATGGTCACACAACCATCGTAGGTTTCAACACGAACACGATAGTTTTTCATCAGTTTGGGAATTGAAGTTTGTACTTATCGATCAGAAGATCACGGACAAGTTCTCGGTCAACACTATCACCACAGAACTCTTGCCCTTT